TCATAAGCCAAAAACAGATGATAAATTGTATACAGGACCAAGCTGGTTCTCTGATCAGATGAAAGATGTGTATTAATAGTTAGACAATCAGATTAACAATCCAATTGAGGTAAATCATGAGCGATAATGAGATGTTTACGTGGACAGAGGGTGACTCTACTAGTAAAGCAAATGCTTTCTCTAAGTTTGCAGATAGCGTGGATTCGTACTCTGGTTTAAACAAGGCTCAGGGGAATCATTATCGTCACTTTATAGATATTGAACCAAATAGATCTGTTAAGCCCGGATTTAATTCTAGCGACTATTACGCCTTTCGTCCGGGCGAAGCTGTTCCTAATCAGCAGCGAAGAATCATAAAGATGTGCATGGACGCATACGACAAGGTTGGAATCATTCGTAACATTATTGACCTCATGGGTGATTTTGGTAGTCAGGGAATAAACATTGTTCATCGTGACAAGAGTGTTGAAAAATTCTACCAACAATGGTTTCGCAATGTGAATGGCAAGGAAAGATCTGAAAGATTTTTAAATAATTTTTATAAAACTGGAAATGTTATTATATATCGTAGTTATGCCAAGATTACACCGCAACTAAATAATTATATGAAAGCTTTGTCTTCTGACATTAAGGTGGAAGTGCCTTCTGCTCCTCCTAATGAAATTCCTTGGAGATACAATTTCTTTAACCCTCTTACTGTTAAAAACAAAGATGGTAATCTTTCGTTATTCATGGGTCTTAGAAATTATACCGTTACCACTAATTCTTTCTTTGATAAATTTCAAGCTGGTGATATTCCAAATCATGTGTTAGAAACTTTACCACCAAAGATTAAGCAAAGTTTAATTAGAGGTGATAAGGAGATTCCTCTAGACCCAGAACGTCTTAGTATGTTCTATTACAAGAAGGATGATTGGCGACAGTGGGCAAACCCTATGATTTACGCTATTCTTGACGATATTATAATGCTAGAAAAAATGAGACTAGCTGACTTATCTGCTTTAGATGGTGCGATATCAAATATCAGACTTTGGACTTTAGGTAGTTTGGATCACAAAATTTTACCTAACAAAGCTGCTATTAATAAGCTTAGGGATATTTTATCTAGTAATGTTGGCGGTGGTACTATGGAATTAGTTTGGGGGCCAGAACTATCATTCCAAGAATCTAGCACTGATGTTCATAAATTCTTGGGTTCAGAAAAATATTCGTCAGTACTTAACAGTATATACGCTGGTCTAGGCGTACCACCAACTTTAACTGGAATGGCTGGTAACGGTGGTGGATTTACTAATAACTTTATATCTTTAAAAACATTAGTAGAAAGACTTCAGTATGGTCGTGATCATCTAGTTCGATTCTGGGAAAAAGAATTGGAGATTGTGAGAAAAGCTATGGGCTTCAGATATAAGGCCCATGTACAATTTGATCAGATGTCATTGTCTGATGAGGCCGCTGAAAAGAATCTTCTTATTCAACTGGCTGATAGAGATATTATTAGTCATGAGACATTGCTTGAACGATTCAAGGAAATACCTCAGATTGAAAATATCAGAATTAAGCGTGAGCTTAGTAAACGAGACACTGTTGGCCCAGAAAAAGCTGGTCCATTTCATCCACCTCCTGCTCCAGAATTGCAAGAAAAAGAAGCTCCAAAAACTGTTGATTTACCACCAGCTCCAGATGATAAGCAAACGGATGTAAATGTGGATGGTGGTAGACCATTGTTTAAGAAAGATGACGGTCCTAGAAAAAAGAGGGTTGAGACTCCAAAGTCAAAACCGGGGCTTGCATCAGCTATTGTCTACGCAGAAGAGACATGGGTTAAAATATCTGAAGTTTTAACAAATGCTTATCTCAGCTCAAACGGTAAAAAGAACTTAAGACAATTAACTAAGTCTCAGTTTACAGATCTTGAAAAACTTAAGTTAGACGTTTTTACAAACTTTAATATAGGAGATGAAGTAAACGAAAATACTATTCATAATTCTCTTAAAAACAACGCTAGAACACCCATTGAGATTACAGAGTCTCTTAGGGCTAATGATATTAACATAGACGATATGACAATCGACGCTTATAGAAAGCATGTCATTGGTACATATATTGAGCATAAACTGGCCTAGCCAAACTATTTTCTATGTTTTTGTGTATAATGTTGATGAGAGGAACATATGAATATATATCCAACTGAAATCAAAGATGGCGTTGCCAATCTTGTACAAGCTAGTGCAAGTGTGGCTTATTGCGCACCCGCGACTTTATGTCAACTTGGAGATTCTGAATCCTTAGCTTTCGCTGACAAAGTTATGGCAGAAAGCGCCAATCCTAAGCAGGTTGATTTATATTATATTAAGGCTGTTTTGGTGTCTACGGGTTGGAACAAGAATGACGATGTTTTTACTCCACAGGCTACATGGGCAGCACGTAGCACTCCAGAAGATAAACAATTCAATTTAATGCATAATGAAAATGATATCATTGGTCATATCACTGGTAGTTATGTCATTAACAGAGATGGTGATAAGGTAGAAGCTGAAGAAGCTCCCTCAGAGTTTGATATTATTACAGAGGCAGTTCTTTATAATAGCTGGACAGATCCAGACAATAGACAACGTATGAATCAGATCATTGCTGAAATTGAAGAAGGCAAATGGTTTGTTTCTATGGAATGTCTTTTTGCTGGTTTTGACTATTCGCTATTCGACGAGGAAAAAGGCACTGCATCTTTACTAGAGAGAAATGAAGGTTCAGCCTTCCTTACAAAACATTTAAGAGCGTATGGTGGTACAGGAGAGTACGAAGGAAAAAAAGTAGGACGCTCTTTACGAGACATTTCTTTTTCGGGAAAAGGTTTGGTTTCCAAACCTGCTAATCCCAGAAGTGTAATTTTGGATGCTAGCAGAGCTAGTTCAAATAGTAGTGATTTATTAACTTTAGGAGGCTCAGATATGAGTGATACCAATGTTTTAGAACAGCAGCTTGCTGAAGTTCGTAGTGAGCTAGCATCTGCTAAAGAGGAGTGCGTTACTCTTCAAGCTTCGCTCGACGAAGCAACTTCAAAAGAACATACCGAAGCAGTTACAAAGCTTGAAAGCGATATCGCTGTACACGCTGAAGCAATTAAGACTCTTGAAGAGTCCGTTGCTGCTAAGGATGCTTCAATTACTGAACTTCAAGAAAGTCTTGAAGCTAAGAACAACGAGTTCATCGAAAAGATGAAAGAAATGAAGAAAATGAAAGACGAGAAGAAAGCAGAATCTCGTAAGGCTTCATTGGTTGAAGCTGGTTTTGAAGCTGAAGAAGCAGAGGAATCACTTGCAGCTTATGACGCTCTTGATGACGAATCTTTTGAAACCGTTGTTGCTATTATGAAAAAGAAAATGGCAAAGGACGACAAAGAAGACGAAAACAAAGAGAAGGCTGTTATGAAAAAGAAAGAAGCAGTCATGAAGAAGAAAGACGAAGAAGAAGAAGCTGTAATGAAGAAGAAAGCTGGAGCCGAAGTAGATGCTGAAGAAGCTGAAGCCGAAGTTGCTGCTGAAGAGGCATTAGATGATGTCGAAACTTCTGAAGCTACTCTCGTTGATGCTTCTGATGAAGCTGATGAAATCGAAGCTACAAGAGCAAGCGTTGCTCAATGGCTTGAAAACAACGTACTTAGCAAATAACAATATATAAATATTAAAAAGGAGAATTAAACATGGCTCTAAAATCAGATAGATTAGAACTCCAGACTGATATTAGTTTCTTTTATAATGATGGCGCGGTTACTCGCGGCGGTGTCGTTGTACATGATACAGCTGGATCAGGTGCTGCTATGGATCAAGGTGTTAACCTTGTGAAGTACAAGACTTGTGGTGCTACAGACGTTCCTGTAGGCATTTTACTTAATGACGTAGTTAATAAGGACTTAACTCGTACTCATCTTAACCAACACAAGGATGAGGTTCAAAAGGGTGGTAAGGTCACTGTTCTTCGTAAGGGTTACGTTGTAACCAATAAGATTACTGGCACACCAGTTGCTGGTAGTGTCGCTTACGCTGACAGAGCAACCGCTGGTAACATCGCAGTTGATGCTATCACTTCTGCCGCTTCTGGCAACCTTGCAGTTGGTCGTTTCTTGTCCACTAAGGACGAAGATGGCTACGTAAAGGTTGAGGTTAACCTTCCCAACTATGGTGCTAACTAATATACAAAAAACTAAAGGAGAAAAACACATGCCTACTAATGAAAGACCTAGTGATGAATTCATCAGTCTTCTGAAAAAATCAGGAGATGCTGATGTGAACGTAGCACAGGCTGCACAGCGAGAATTCGCAAAAGCACTTGAGCTTCCGCTTCGTAAGGGTGTTCTCGTCGGGAACATTCTTGGTAATATTTTTGAAACTATCAATGTAGAAGCTGGTTCAACAACTGAGTTTCCTCTTGATCTTATCAGCCCCGGACTTGAAGGCGAACATGTCGCTTATACCAATCCCGGTCATGGTAGAATTCCAGAACGTTCGGTTGAAGGTGACTATGTAATGATTCCAACTTACGCCATCGCATCATCGGTTGATTATCTCCTCCGATATGCCCGTGACGCTCGTTGGGACGTTGTTGGTCGTGCCATGCAAGTCATGGAAGCTGGTTTTACCAAGAAGATGAATGACGATGGATGGCACACGCTTCTCGCCGCTGGCGTTGACCGTAACATCCTCGTATTTGATGGTGACGCAACAGCTGGATTATTCAGCAAGAGACTTGTTTCACTCATGCAGACGGTTATGCGTCGAAACTCTGGTGGTAACAGCGCTTCAGCTGGGCGTGGTCGCCTGACTGATCTTTATGTTTCGCCAGAAGCTTTAGAAGATGTTCGTAGCTGGGGATTGGATCAAGTTGACGAAGTTACTCGTCGTGAGATCTACACAGCTCCAGAAGGTGGCGCACCAATTACGAGAATCTTTGGTGTTAACCTTACTGATCTTGATGAGCTTGGCGAAGGTCAAGAGTATCAGAGCTTCTTTACGAGTGAGCTTTCTGGCGCTGTTCAGACTTCTGACCTTGAATTGGTCGTTGGTCTTGATCAGTCCAGCAATGACAGCTTCGTAATGCCTGTTAAGGAGCAGTTGCAAGTCTTTGAAGACCCAACGCTTCATCGTCAGCAGAGAGCTGGTTACTATGGCTTTGCAGAGCTTGGATTTGGCGTTTTAGACAATCGTAGAGTGATCCTTGGGTCGTTCTAATTGCCTTTAACGGTGCTATACGAAAAGCCACCTTCATTTGCTTGGGGGTGGCTTTTTTCGTGTATAATACAATAGAATCATCAAATACTCAGGAATTTCACTAGGAGATCATCATGGCAGCACTATCTGATTATCTTGAATCAGGGATTTTACATCACATTTTTTTTGGCGAAGAATTTGTAAGACCTCTTGGTTTATCAATTGCATTAACTTCTGCTGTACCAAAAGACAATGATAATGGATCTACAATAACAGAGCTTGCATCTGGAACTACTAAAGGTAGCGATTTTGTTTCTACTGGTTACTCTAGGGTCAATCTAGGCTCTAGTTCTGAAGGCAGTGGGGTTTGGAATAGAATTGGTGTGGATGAAATTACTGCATATCAAATAGACACAGATATTTCTGGAGTTGGACAACTTGGAAATAGTGGTTATTTCTATCCACTTTATCTTTCTCAACCAACAGCTTTAGCAGCTTCCCCACTTGGCAGTCCATCTACAACTACACACACTTTTGTTGAAAATTTTCCAAGTGTAACTTTTTACAAACCAGCTGGAATAGGATCGTCTGGAGACTATAGTTCTTCTGATCCGGGTTATACAGAATACGAGGGAAATGGTTTTATACAAAATAAAGGTCAGATTACTTTTGGTCCAGCTTTAAGTGATTGGGGTTGGATTTCTGGTGTGGTTATTGCTGATTCAGGTGCGTATGGAAAAGGCAATGTATTAATGTTTGCAGCCTTAGAAAACCCAAGACTCATCTATACAGGAGACAGTATTAAATTTGATGCTCGTTCTTTAGAAATCAGTTTAAAATAACCCACACGAAAGACTGAGATGGCTACACTTCCAAAAAGTCAACTACAATCTAATATAAGTTCTGAACTTGGTGACAATGTTACTGGTCAAATATCTCCTTATGATATTAGACACAACCTGATAGACATTACTGATTCTATAAATAACTTAATTAGTAGTACCCAAAATTTGACAGTTGGTGCTTTGTCATCAACTAATTTTTCCACTCCAGCTACTCGCAATGTTTCTGCTGGTGTCGAAAGTTTAGATAATATAGATTTAAATGGGTATATGAGTATTGATAACTCAGCGTTTGGCTACGCTACCCTAAGATCAAATTATCAGTCCAGTGGCAATGCAGCCTTTGGTTCACAGAGTCTTTCTTGTAATATATATGGTAGTAATAACGCTGGGCTTGGATATAAGTCTTTAGGTGCTAACATAGATGGTTTTGGAAACGTTGGTGTTGGTAGTTTTACTCTTAATAAAAATAAGAATGGTAATTTTAATATTGCTATAGGTAATGGTGCTGGTTACTACGTAGATAAAAACACTAATAATAAATTATATATAGGCGCTCACCCTGTTGATGAAACACATGTGTGTGCCAATCCACTTGGCTCTGGGTTTACACCTTTGCTTCATGGTGATTTGTCTAGCAATGAATTATGCCTTGGCATTGGTACTAGAACATTAAATGCTAGAACTTTTGGCGTTTTACAAACTAGTGGTAATATATCTCCCACGCTTGGCTCTACATTTGATATAGGTCATTCAAGTTATCCTTGGATGAATATTCATTTATCAGATAATATTTTGTTTAGTAGCGCTGCTATAACTAGCGATGGTACTGATGTGATAATGTCTGGTAATATTATGCCATACGCACATAAGTCATATCAGCTTGGTAAAGCTTATCAACTGTGGAACAAAGCTTTTATTGAAGATTTACATGTAAGTGGAGTGGCTAGAATTAACAGCCTTATATCTACTCAACAAAATCACTTTCTTACTAAAACTATAAATTTAGCATCTAGTGGTGCATTTAATACAATTGATGGTGGCGGTGTCCAAGGTTTGACAGATAGTATCATTTTTGATCCAGAAACTAATAATCCTAGTGGTTACTTGGCAGATATAGATTTAGATGGCGCTGGTTTGATTATACGAGCAAGTGGTGGTCCATCAACTACTAGAGAATTTGAAATGATTTTTAAGCCATCTGGCAAAATGGATGATGTGCTTATAAATTCTAGACTACAACTACCTTACACGGTTGAGACAGATACTATACATAGTAGATCATCTTGGTTTAGTAATGTAAGTTTGCATCTCGATAGTGGTTGCCACATTAAAACCCCAAGAGTAACAGATAGCGGTCGTATTTCTATAACCACTTACGATGATAGGTTTGGATTATATATTGATAGTGGTCACGCTTTCTTTACTCACGACACTGTGCTAAATCCTCATCCTGCTTCAAGCGGTGGCTACGGTCATGGCTCTGGTCTAGCAGGAATAGGAGAAGTCAATTTCTTAGGCGCTAGTGGTAGTGACTGTAATTATTTTACAACAATTGCCCACCCTGAATCTGGCACTACTGTGGGTCAAAGATTATTAACGGGTGTAAAAGATAAAAGATCTGGTGATGATGGTCGTGATAGACTACAGGGGTTTGAAATAAAGTATGTAGATAATTCAAGCTTAGAGTATGAAGGAGCTAAAACAGACAGGTTATTATTTAGCTCTTACGATAACGACTCTACACCTCTTAATCATATAATGTTATTAAAGAATAACTCTGACGGTGGCGTTTTCGGTGTTAACAATTTTGAGACAGCTGGTGAATCTATTTTACCAACTACAATAGTTAATATTAGGTCTAAAAATGACGCAGAAGTTAGAATAACTGCTGAAAATACAGGAAGTGTAGACAGTGCGATACAATTACTAGCATCTTCTAATTGTGAAGTATCTGGTTTAGAAATTAAATATGGAAAGAATGAATCATTCGCAACTGGCCCACATGCAGACTTTAATCTCTTCCATAACTCTGGTGTTATTAATTTCATGCATGTTGATCCTAGCGGAAGAGTAGGTATATCGTGTAGTGGTAAAATAAATGAAACTCTTACCATTGGTGATTCTGGAACTCCTAGTGGTGTCATCAGTCTTTTTGAATCACCCTCAATACCAACTAGTACAATTGACTATGGTAAAATATACGTAGAAAGAAAAATTACTGACAATCAATCTCAAGCACTTAAGTTTATAGATAGTAGTGGGAATACTTTTGATTTCCTAAAGAGTAAGTATATATCATTTGATGGATTGGTATATATGGATTCTTCATTCAACACATTTGCTGGATCGGGATGTAATGATGATAGAAATGATGTTGATAATGGAGCGTTAAGAAATACTGGTTATGGTCATTTCGTATTCAATAATATTACCAATACTTTTTCCGACAATACTGTAGTTGGTTTTTCTGGAGGTAATTCAGCCACTAGTTATTTAGGTTCTAACGTATCTCCAGCGACAGCCAGTGGAAATACTTTAATAGGATCTCACAATGCTACTGGACTTTATACAGGTAAAGAAAATGTTTTTCTTGGTCGAGCAAATCAATTCGCCGCTTCAGATTCAACGCTTACTGGAGATGCTCACTGGAACGCAATTAAAAATATCGGTAGAGCTATTGCAGTTGGTAATAACTTACGATTAAGAGATTATGAGTTTAAGCTTGGAGCAAGTGAGTCCCTAGGCGTTCTCATGAGCGGATTAATGGGTCCAGCTGCTACTGGTCATCAATTAACTATAGCTAATGGAGCTAGACTTTTAGTTGAAAGCCAAGCTAGGAATGAATATTTTAATGTTGCACCAAGATCTTTAGAACATTTAGCGAATGATAAAGATAGACCTTCTGCTAATTTTAAATTTCATTTTAGTGGCTCTGGCGTAAACAATGATAAAATGACTTTGTTGACATTAAATCATTCTGCTGATATGATGTCAGGAGTTAACTTTATTCCAACCTTCGCTACTGCCACTCCAGCAAGACCTTTTGTGTCTATATCTGGAGATCTAAATTTAGTTGGAGCTATTAGGTTTAGGGATGGAAGTTCAATAGAAGATACTAAATATATTGACAATATTAAAACTAGTGGAACTTTTACTCAGTCTTCTGGCGTTTCGTTGTCAGGTCAATTTTATAACGCTATGGGTAATTTTGAAGGGTTTATGGTTGAAGGCGTAGATTCTCCAAATAACTTCTTTACTCCTACTAGCGGTAGACTTAGAATAAATAATTACGATCAAAACTCTACAAGTGAAAAACTTGTTTACATAACAAACAGAGATCAATATTTAGGAATTAAAGAAGGCGATTATATTGTTGTAACTAAAATAGATGTTGGATCTATAGAACCAGAGTTTAGGCCAATTTGGATTAGTAATAAAGACTTAGCTTGTAATACATGCTGTAAATAAAAATGAGTTTAGGATATTATAATGGGAATTACTCCTCGACAGACCAGATGCGATCCACCTGCTAGTCCATTTCTGTCTTTCACTCCACCATCTTCTGAAACTGTAACAACAACTTTAGCTCCTGATCCATACATTAAAATTCCAGAGAGTGGAGTTATTGATGCAAATTGTGGATCTGTGTTTTTCCCAATAGGTATTCACTCTTCTATTACTATAAATGGTTCTTCTGGACCACATGAATTAGCGCATAAACAAGATGTTTTAATTAGCAATGGTGATAAATTAGTTACCATTACTAAAGATGCCATAAGCTCCAGTGTAGTAGCAAACCACATTAGTGTAGATCTTACAGATGCTTATCTCACTAACCCTATCACTATTAAAGGTGCGTTTAAAGCAACTATTAGAAAAACTAATCATGATATCATAGCTGTAAAATACATTAATGATTATGACGACGATCATGTTATTACAAACGCATCTATAGTATTTGAAGATAATAATATTATAAAAGCTATTGATCTCAATGGTGAAAGAATTATATTTGAGTTAGAAAGTCTATGCAACGAACAAACTCAAGGTCATTGCGATAGTACTGGCAAAATAATCATTCATCAAGTAAAAAGTCAATTTTGCGATAACGGTTTTTCCGCTCCAACCGCACCATGCTTAGAAATGCTTTGTGTAGCTAGTGATTGTTGTGCTGAGATAAGATGGACTTTACAAAACTCTTCTTGTCCTATATATGGCTATTACATAGAGGTTAGTAGAAATGGTATTGATTTCAAGAGATTCAAAGAAGTTTCTTCCTTTCCACGTTCCGATAGATTGTGTTTTGAAGAATCAGGTACTTATTATGTAAGAATAACTG